TATCAGGAATTAATATGGGATTAGGTAATGTAATATTCAAAACAAAATATAACGATGCGGGTGATGTTGAAACTTACGATGTGAATGGTTCACCTAATATTGAAGGTGGAGATAAGGTAAGAAAAGTTATGTTAGGTTTATCTGATGCTGTTGGATTCGATAGAGATTTATTAAAATATAAAGGTGAGATGGCAACAACAGAAACATTTGGTTTCCATTTGTCTGTAAACGCCTCTACAATTACTGGAACAACAACTTTCCAAACAACACCATATGATTTAGAAGGTCAAGATGAGCTTAATAATAATGGTAATAATAAATTAACTAATATTAATTTCCGTAAATTCACTTTTTCGGTTTACGGAGGTAGAGACGGTTGGGATATATACAGATCAGAAAGAACTAACGACGATCGTTATATTTTTGGTAAATCTATCTATAAGTTAGGACATACAACCCCCGGAGGAGTGTTTAGTGAATCAGTAGGTAATTCTGACTATTACGCTTACTTACAAGGTATTGAAACATATTCAAATCCTGAAGCGGTAGATATTAACGTATTTGCTACACCTGGTATTAACTTTGATCGTCATAGTTCATTAGTTAATCAAGCGATTGATATGATTGAAACTGAAAGAGCAGATTCATTATATATTATGAACTCACCAAATATCACAGGTCCTTCAGCAACGACTGATATTGTTGCTGCTTTAGATAATGCAGGTATAGATTCTAACTACTCGGCAACATATTGGCCTTGGATTCAAGTAAGAGATACAGATAATGCAACTCAATTATATATCCCACCAACAGGTGAGGTTGTAAAGAATATTGCCTTAACTGACAACGTGTCTTATCCTTGGTTCGCGGTTGCGGGTTATAGTAGAGGTTTGGTAAATGCTATCAAAGCAACCAAAAAATTGACTTTAGACGATAGAGACGTATTATATAAGAACAGAATTAACCCAATTGCTACATTCTCAGACACAGGTACAATTATTTGGGGTAACAAAACGTTACAAGTTAGAGAATCAGCTTTAGATAGAATCAACGTAAGAAGATTGTTATTAAGAGCAAGAAAGTTAATTTCTGCAGTTTCTGTAAGATTATTGTTTGAACAAAACGATGACCAAGTAAGAAATGAATTCTTAAGATTGGTAAACCCTATCTTGGATGCAATTAAGAAAGAAAGAGGTTTGTATGATTTCCGTGTAACAGTTTCTAACGATCCTGAAGACATCGACGCAAACACTATGAGAGGTAAGATTTACATCAAACCAACTCGTTCTCTTGAATATATCGATGTGGAATTCATTATTACTCCAACAGGAGCTTCATTTGAAAATATCTAATCTAAAAGGAGATATAAAAATAAGAAGAGTATCAGAAATGGTACTCTTTTTTAATGCTCCACGTGGAACGTTTTGTATAACAAAAAAATAATTATACTTTACCCAGAATACTGGAACTAGATATACTAGTATTTATTAATGATATATTATTTTATTAAAGTAGAATATTAAACTGGAACTAGATACTGGGGCCTGTAAAAAACTACGAAAAATAATTGACATAAACAACCTTTTTCAGATAATTAATTCAAAATAAAATTATTTTCCTTTTGGATATATTTATTAGAAAGTAAATAACTAACAAAACTTAACAAACACACAATATGGCCGATTTATTAATGAAAATGCCGACACCTTACGAACCAAAAAGGGTCAACCGATTTATCGTAAGATTCAACTCATCTTTGGGTATAAACGAATGGTATGTATCTGCCGCGTCAAGACCAAGTGCTAAAATCAATTCAGTTGCAATTCCTTTCCTGAACACATCAACATATGTTGCAGGTAGATTTGAGTGGAATGAAATTAAAATGACTTTTAGAGATCCAATTGGACCTTCAGCTTCTCAAGCTTTAATGGAATGGTTCCGTTTACATGCTGAATCTGTAACAGGTCGTATGGGTTATGCTGCAGGTTATAAAAAGGATATTGAATTGGAGATGTTAGACCCAACAGGAGTAGTAGTTGAAAAATGGTTATTAGAAAACTGTTTTTTAACTGACTTGAACTTTGGTGAATTAGACTATAACAGAGATGAATTAGCTAATATTACATGTTCTTTGAGAATGGATAGATGTATTTTAATATACTAATATTACAGATTTTCATATACGAAAACCGATAGTTCAAAAGATTATCGGTTTTTCTTTTTTAAAAACTTTACTTTGAAGTAGTTATTAAGTAAATTATAGTATTATGGAAGAAACTAGAATTGACCCGGCGATCGCCTATGATGTAATAGAATTACCAAGTAAAGGTATTCATTATACGAATAAGAAAAAATCGGTAAGAGTGGCTTATTTAACGGCTTCAGATGAGAACATTTTATCATCCCCAAGTTTTTTAAATACAAATACCGTTATTACTGAACTTTTAAAAAGAAAAATTTTAGATAAAGATTTAAACATAGAAGAAATTGTTGAGGAAGATAGACAAGCAATTTTAATATTTTTAAGAAATACGGCATTTGGTTCTGATTATAATTTAACAATTACTGACGATAAAACTGGAAATGAATTTACCGTTGAGGTAGATTTAGGTTCATTAAAAATAAAAGATTTTAATTTAGTAGAAGATACAAACGGAGAATACGGTCATTATTTAGAAAAAAGTAAAACAGAAATCACGTTCAAGTTTTTAACACAAAAACAAGAAGATGAAATTGAAAAAATTAAAGAGAGTTGGAATGGTAATGGTGTTGCACCTGTTATAACCAAACAACTTGAGATGATGATTAAATCTGTTGGTGGAGTGAGAGATGCGTTAAAAATTAGAGGTTTTATTGAAACCATGCCAATTAAAGATTCACAAGATTTTAGGAAATTTGTAAAAGATAATAAACCCGGGTTAGATTTAACCCAAACAGTAAGAACCCCATCAGGAGAAGATGTCCAAGTTAGAATTGGATTTGGGGTAGAGTTTTTTCGCCCTTTCTATGGAATATAAGAAAGGACAGTTAGACGAAATTTTATTTTTAATTAAAAAAGGGTTTTCTTACGGCGATTTATTAACAATGCCGGTTCACTTACGTAGATATTATGTAAATTACATAATTGAGTTGGAAAATAATACTCAATAGTATTTATAGGTATGGCGGTAAGAGATAAAGAATATTACGTAAACAATTATGCAGATAAAAATTCTGCTGTTGGTGCTTATATGAATGATGGTGGAAATGATCCTGCAACACAGAGTTGGATCGGTAGACAATCTAGATACGGAAGATCAATACAATCAAATACTACATCAACTACACAAAATGCATATAGAAGTTTAACAAACCCAATAGATGTCGGTGATGCAATGGCAAAAAGTGTTTCATCAAAATCAGAAATGGGTAGTGAATTTAAAGTTGACATGAAGGGATTATTAAATCCTGCAACAACATTATTAACACTTGAAAAGGAAATATTCAAACAATTAGAAAGAGAGTCTCAATTACATACAACTATTAATGAAAAAATAGGTATTACAGGAGAACTATCGAGAGCATATAGAGATGTCATATTAGAGACCGTTCCTATGGCAGCAACCTTAGGGTTTGATATGGAAAATTTGGGGGAATTAGTTACGGGGTTGGGTGAAAAATCCGGTAGATTTAACTTATTATCTCAAAAAACAATGGAAAACTCTTTAGTGACAACTAGGGCGTTTGGTAGTTCTTTAAGAGATATGTCGGAGACAATGAGTGAATTTGAAAAAGTGGGATTTGGTGCTGCAGATACTTTATTAAAAATTGATACGGCAGGTAGATCTTCAATTTCTTTAGGTTTAAATGCAAAGAAAACAACAGAAATGTTGAAAACGGATATAGGTAAATTAAACGAATACGGGTTTTCTAACGGTGTTCAAGGATTAAATAGAATGATACAAAAATCTCTTGAATTTAGAACGAATATGAATGACGTATTTAAGATTGCGGATAAAGTTATGAGTCCTGATAGTGCAATTGAATTAACTGCAAATTTACAAGTATTAGGTGGTGCAATTGGTGATTTTAATGATCCACTTAAGTTAATGTATATGGCAACAAATAACGTTGAAGGTTTACAAGATGCGTTAATTGGTGCTGCGGGTGGTTTAGCGACATACAATAAGGAGCAAGGAAAATTTGAAGTTACGGGTGCAAATTTAAGAAGAGCAAAAGAGATGGCCGATAAATTAGGTATGTCAACCGGTGATTTAAATAAAACAGCAATTGCTGCTCAAGAAAGAATACTAGCTAATAACGTTTTATTAGCTAAAGGGTTTGATATGAATAGTAAGGATAGAGAGTTTCTTACAAATATGTCACAAATGAAGGATGGTAAAATGTCAATTACCATACCTGAAAGTTTATCGGATAAATTTGGTAAACAAACAGAAGTTACATTAGATTCATTAACACAAGCACAAATAGATGTGTTAAAAGAAAATAGGAAGGCGTTCGAGAATATGAGCCCTGAGCAAATTGCCAAAGAACAATTTTCTACAGTTAAACAGATATTAAATGTGATGCAAGGTGCAGGTCTAAAAAGTGTTAAGAACGTAAAAGATAGTTCATTTGGAAGAAATGAAGGTCTGAATAATGACGAAAGATATAAAGGAACTATTTCTATAGAAAAAATAGCACAAGATAATTTAAAATATGCAACAGACTTTTCAGATAAAATATTAAAAGGTATACCGACAAGTTTCGGTAATGAAATAGATAAGTTTGCCAAAACTATAGGAGGTTATAGTTCAGTTTTAGAGAATGCGATGAACAAACAAGCAGAGAATTTAAGAAAATATCTCACAGGAGATGAAACTGGAAGAAATCGTCTTGAGGCTTATGATAAAGAGAAAAAAGATTATTACGAAAGATCAAATCCTAGAACAAATGAATTTGTTATAAAATCACAAATAGAAGTTACAAATAAAGGATTTAACATGGAACCAGCGGTTAATGTTAAAGGAACTCCTTATATTATGTTACACAATAAAAAATAATTAAAATCATATATTATCTATTTATAGATAAAAGAAGATAATGCCAAAATACTTAAGTTTTGACGCTACTAAGGACATTAGAGATAGAATGTTAAATAGGACCTTAGATCCTGTTTACGGAAGAAGTCCGTCTCCTAAAACCTTTAAAAGTGATGATTATAGTATTCAAACATTAGGAGACAGTCCAAATCTATTACTTCCTCAAGTCGACGACAATAGAAAGAATGATCTTTTGGTTCCTCAAAAATCTAATATTTTTAAACCAACGGAATATTTCATTAAAGAAACAATAGCAGATTTACCAAGAAGAGCAAATTTAAATTTATATCCATATTTTGTAAAGACGGACGAAAATTTGATTAGTATTATGGCCACTAGAAGTTATGATACAGAATCCGAATTATTTAAGTTTGCAGCACATAATATTAGAACCAATAGTAATGGTCCTGTTTTAGCAAGAATTAATCAAAATTTATATACCGCAACGGTTGCTAAAAATAAAATAGGAGAAGCATTATTAGGTAATACTAACACACTAATAAACATTATTAGAGGTAAACAACCTTTAATTGAGGGTAATGAAAAAATTACCGCATCTAGAAGTATATTAGGTAAAGGAATTGATTTTTTAGGTACCGTGGCGGGAACACAATTACCGTTTAGTACAATACCTGGAGATTACTTAACAAACCCAAGAGCACCCATTAATGTAAGACCTACAGACGTTTCTACGGGAACTAAGGTATGCT